TCGCCCAGTCCGCCAGTGGCCAGATAATTCGTTCCGGTCGGCAGACACAAAATTGAGGAGTTCCCACCGCCATTGTGGTGGTAAAAGTAAATAAGGGAGTTGGTCTGTGCCAGCAGCGAGCAGGGCATCGCCAGAAGGGTCAAGAGGCTGAGAAATTTTTTCATTATATGTTGAAAGTGTTTTTCAGAATGAATGTCGTGGAAGATGTGACCGTGCTACCCGTGTACACATTCACCAGGATTGTGACTTTTTCCGTGATGGCAAAGGAGTCTCCCGTAACCATTGTTCCGCCAGGTGTGTATGTGGCAGGACCACCCGTTGATGTGAGCATCTTAAAGGGGACCAGTGACCCAGACGCATAGAGCTGGCTGCCGGAACCTGAACTCAATACGCCATTTTTTAAAACCGCGCCGTTGCTGGTGAATTTTATCGTCGTACCTGGTGTGGAACAAAGGATGCTCAATGGCCCATCGGGAATAAAACGGTTCGGTTGAACCGTTAGAACCCCCGAGATTTTTTGCGGCACACCGCTGTAATCCACAATCTCCTCGCCGTTACAGTCGAATAACTGAGGCAATGCGCTTTTGGCGGCGGCGTTCCCCGTGACAACCACGTTAATATCGCGTTCGGTGACAAGGTTCGTGGAATCGCGCGCGATGAGTTTGATGGTCCAGCTCCCCGATTGCTCCACGCTGATCGAGGTCTGAAAAGCCTGGGATTCGGTCGGGGCGAAGGTGATGTCCGAAATCGGACGGTCACTGGTTTCAGAGGACAGGCGCAGTAAAACTTTTAGCTCGACCAAGTTGCCGTCGGGGTCATTCCAGGTTCCGGCGAGTGGTATCACCAGTGGGTATGCGGTCGCGGCGTACGTGGGCGCATAGCTCGCCGGCGCGGTGAGCGTGAGGGTCGGCGCGCTGGCCGAGGCCAGCGGGAACATGAACGGTTCGCTGGTCGCATCGGATAGCGCGAGCTGATTGACGAAGGTGAAAGGACAAATGCGAAACTGCGCCTCCCAAGGCGACCGACCGGCGATGCGGTTGGCGCGGAGCTGGTCAAATAAACTGTGCGTGAAAAAGGAAAGCAAACCCGCCGGCATCAACCACACCTCGGTGTTGGCCTGCGTGAACGCCGAAACGAACGTATTTTTCCGCCCGCGCAGCACGTTCAGCGTGTAAATCGGCTGGGCCGGTACTGCCCACCAGGTGGGGCTGCTGGCCGGCGTATTATTTTTATTCCCGGCGGCGAGACTGACGTATTGAACGCTGTTGCTGGTCACGACCGCGCCCAGGGCATAAGTGGTCGCGGCCGAGTACGCCGCACCGGCCAGCGCCTGCGTGCTCACCGAGCAGATTTCCATGACCTGGAATCCTGCGGTTTCTTTCACCTGGCCGGCATTGGCGCTGCCAGTGGGAATGGCTTGCACTAGAAATGCCAGCATGACGTCGTTGGCGGCATCATTGGCACTGGTCTGAATCGTAAAATAATCCGCGTCCACCTGCGTGGTATCCACGGCCACTTGAAGCGCGTTGGCCGTTGTGGCCACTGCGGCGGTCAAGGTCCCCTTCGCGGCAAAATTACTCACCGTGCCCAGATTGGAGGAAAATGTTCCCGCCGGATCGGTGTCGAAGTAAAGCGTCGCGCCCACGAGCAGATTGTTCGGTCGCTGGGCCAGACAGATGATGTCCCCACGCTCGCCCGCAAGCACGGTCGGCACGTCCAGAAAACGGAAGCTTGTAATCGGAGGAATCACAGGCGCAGACGTCGTGACTGGATCGCCGGCGTTGGTCCACGGGACTGCGGCCAGCGTATTGTCGGCGAAGACTTGCAACGTGATCGGCCCGGTCGGCGGTGTCTTCTTATTCGTGACGCGGAAAAACTGGTAAAGCGAATTTGTGTTCGGTTCCAGATCAATGTCCACGAGCACATAGTCGCCGGCGCGGATCGCACGGCCGATTTCGCGGCGCACTTCAAGTTCGCCGGTCATCTGCGCATGACCGATGACGCGCAGGGTTTCCGTGCCGTGCGTCATGGCTTGCGCCGGCCGGGCAATCCACGGCCGGTCGAGACTCTGCTCACGGACGGTGCCGAGCACAAAAAAGGCGCGTGGGTCATCCACCTGCACGCTTGTCTGCTGATAGTCGAGCTGGCGGGAATTAAAGCGGATGGTCGCCCGGCTGATGGTTTCCTGCCAGCTCTTCGTCGTGAATTTTGGAAACTTGGTGAAGCTGTCGGCGGTCAAGGTGATATAGGTGCCGGCCGTTGGAACAACGCCGTGTTGGTAAACGCCGAGTTCAATCCGTTGTGTAAAAGAATTAAAGCGGATGTAGCCGTCGAACATCTGCGTCAATTTGTCGAACAGGCTCGTCACCGTTTCCGACGAGTCAATGAGCACGCTGGCACCGTACATGGACTGATAGGCTTGCAGGTAGTCGCCGACGGCTTGGAAGCTCGCCGTGTCCAGCATCGTCGTCGGCAAGGCCAGACAATTTTGATCAGTGAGCAGTTCCGCCGCGACCGCCGCGAGATTCGCCTGGCCATCCGTGAGCGCGGCCGCGCTGTCCACAATGATGGACTGGGCGGGTTTCCGCCGTGTGACAATTTCCAGATTCGGGCCGGACTGCACTTCCTGACCCAGCAAGAAATCCATGATGACCACGTATGCGATGCCTTCGTAGTCCGGATGTTGGTCGCCGATCAGCGCGCCGCTCACGCCGCCGTCGTTGCCGGATGCATTAAGTTTCGGGTCGGCGGTTTGCGTGGGCAGCCCCCAATAAAAGCGCAGGACGCCGTAATAGGTGTCGTCAGAAGCCGTCAGGGAAAAATCATCGTAGGCTGCGCTGCCCCGCGTGAAGGCGTATTCTGCCCAGCCTTCCAGACCAGAGCCAGGCGCGTTGGCCGAGGTGGCGACATGTTGGACTGAGCACGTCCAAGTCTGCGCGTCAAATACGTACAGCGTCCCAACCGAGCAGGTGATGCCCACTGCCCAGGCGGTGCCTTTGGGCCAGACCTCATTGCCGTCGAGAATGATGGCGACCAAGGCATCCATCGGCCCGATGGCGACCGCGCCGGCCAACGTGCCGTAGTAGTTGTACGTCTTGCTTGCGCCGCCTGACTTTCCTCCGCCCATATTATTTCTTTCCCGAACGCGCCGGCGCGGGTTTGCTGAACAGGTTGTAAACCGGGGTGATCCATTTGATCGCCACCTTGCGCGTGCCGGCGATGTAGGCGACCGGCACGGCTTGCTGCGTGTTGCTGGTCATCTGGTCCTGCACGCCAAAAGGTTTCGTCGTCGGGGACGATGAAGAATTTCCCATCATAATATTGGCCTCCAGATTTTTCCGATGCGCGACAGGTAAGACGCGTCCCGCAGGGAGCTGAACACCACGCCCGACCCGCGCAGGCAGTGGATGAATTTTCCATCCGCAGCCACAACCAGGCCGCAGTGGTGAATGCAGCCACCGAGCTTGATGCCGAGCATGTCGCCGGGTAAAAAGGTCTGAAGGTTAAAGGCTAAAGTCTGAAAGCCAGGCTGCGCGTCCATAAACTCGGCGACGAGGCTGTTTTTGTGCGCGCCGCTCCAGTCCATCGGGCCTTCGGGGATTTCAAAGTCAGCGGGAAAAACGTCGGTGGATTTGTAGATGGCCCCGACGAGCTGCTGGCAACTCACGCCCACGCCTTTGACCGCCGCATTCGGCATGAACGGCGTGCCGAGCCATTGCGCCGCGTGGAATTGAAGCTGCGCGATTTTCTCCGGCGTGTTGAAATACGGTTCGCTCATTTTTTTCCGCCTCCAGTCGGCTGGGTGATTCGCAGGACGGTCGGGTTGCCAATCGGGATGAAGGGGAATCCGCCGAACTTTTGCTGATAATTGTTGAACTTCGTTTTTGCCGTTGATGCCTGGCCGTCATAGCCGGGATACAGCGCGACGACGTCGCCGGCCGTCGGCGCGGTTGTCAGCGGCGTGGAAAGTTGCAGCGCCGTTTGGCCCGCCGCCGGCGCAGTGTTGTCGCTGATCATCCGCACCTGTTGCTTGCCGCCGGCCGCTGCCGTCACAATGAGGTAGCCGCCGGCAAACCAGTGAGCCACCAGCGTGGCCGGGTTGGTACTGGTGATGGCGTTCACTACCAGCGTGGCCGCCGTGGCGCTGTAGCTCACCACAACCGCATTCCACAGCCAGCTCGCCGGCAACAGGCCGTTGGCTGGCTCGAACAGCACCCAGTTGTCCGTGCGCTGGTACAGCCGGCGCGGGAGCTGACGATCAAAGATGTGCGACAGCATGGAACATTGCGCCGTGATGAATGGAGGTTCAAGGTCTGCGCCGGCAACCTCACCGTAAAAGTAGCAGCGCAGGTTCGCGACCAGGCTCGTCGCCGGCGTCACGTCGCCCTCGAAAATCTGGAGCATCAAAGGCCATTCCAACGCGAGCGGAAAAAGCAGCGCGAGCGGATTGCCGGCAAAGTTGCGGGATGTGATCGTTGTCTGGTTGCGCTTCAGGTCGGCGGTCTCCTCGATGTTGTCATACTCCATCGGCGCGGACAGCCAGGTGTTGACTCCATCCGAAAGGTTCCGCTCAAAATTCGTGAAGCGATACGTTGTCGCACCGCTCGGCGTCGTCATCGTGAAAAGAAAAAACGTCGCGGTCGGCGGCAGCGCGCCCATCGTGGTCCCGTAAGTTTCGCCGGCCACGGCATTCGTCTCCCAGGGCAACTCGCAGAATTTCAGCGTCGCCGAGGCCAGATCCGGCCGGCTAAAACTCAATTCGAGTTTCAAGTCATCGAACCGCGCCAGCACCAGGGATTCAATCCGCGTTATGTCCGCGCCAAAAGCCATGCCAGGCGCAGCGGCCAGGTTCCACACATTCCCGACGACGCTCGCCACGGCCAGCGGCACGCGGTTGGTATTGTCATTGAGCAGCACGAACGAGTTGGTCCCCAGCGCCGCGCCATTGTCCACGGACAGCGTGGCCGCGGTGGCGGTCACGTCCGCCGTCAAACTGGTCTCGCTGATCGCCGCACCCAGCCAGAAATTGTTCATCTCCCCGCCCATGTCCTGGAAGAAACGCAGCAGGTTGAACGGATCGCTGTTTTGCAGCTTGAAGGACTGCGTGACCTTCCGACGGCCGCGTTGGGTGTAGTACGCCGTGGCCAGTGTCCGCAGGTTGCCGATCTGACGCCGATCAATATCCACCTCCGAATCGCCGCTTACCGGCACCGTGGACCATTCCGCGTCAAAAGGAAACAGCGGCCGCACCCCGCCCGCCGCCGGCAGCCCGGCCGGCGCGGCAAACGCAACCGGCGTGAGCGGGTAATTGTCGCTGTCCGCAAAATCAAACTCCACGCTGCCCAGGGAATCCGAAAGCAGAGTGGGTTCAGGATTCGACTTTAAAAATCCAACCATGAGCGGGTAAGCCGTCGCGTCCGGCAGGCCGGAAAGAAGTGCCTGCAAAGCCGCTGCAGCGCTGATGCAGTTGAAGGACCCATCCGCATTGAAAACCGCATACCAGTCGGCGGTCACCGGCGCGGACGCCAGCGCCGTGAACCCGGCCGGCCAGAGCGGACAGAGCACCTGGCCGGCCGCCAGCGACTGCAGGGAGTTGCGCAGGGCAACGATGGCCGCCGTGCTGGTCAGCAGACAGGTGAAGCGCGCTTCCAGCCGCAGGGTGTCCCCAGTCACCCGCCGGGTTTCCCGGCCCGTGAGGCCGCGTTCCGTCAGCGCCGTGATGCTCGCCGCCAGGGCAAAGTCGGAATCCCAGCTCGGTGCGTCATCGAGAAGATACGCCGTGGCGGCATTGAAGACGACGGGAATCATTTTTTGCGCGGGAGCCGGACCGGCTCAAGGTTGTCAAAGCGGAAATACTTTGCATTCGCCCGCCCGGCTTCGCTCGCCGAAATCGGGTGCAGTTCAAACGGTCGGAACGCCACGCAGTGCAGGTGGAACGGCGAGGGCCGCAGCGTGGCGTTCTCGGCCAGCTCGCGCACGGTGGCCAGCGCGGTGGCGGCATCCGGGCAGCACGGAAATTGACGGGAAAATTTCATGATAAAAATCAACGGAACCGGTGGATGTTTCGGCCCATCACGTCCACGATCCACTTCTCGTGGTCATTGTTGCGTTCCAGGTGATCGGCCATCTGCCGGGAATCCAGGAAGGTGTAAACGCTCGTCTTGTTTCCGCCGCCACCCCCGGCCGATCCGGCGGCGCCGGCCGTGGCCGTGTCGCCGCGCTTGATGGATTCCAGCGTGCCCACGCCCAGGCGCGAGACCGTGTCGGCCGGCATCACAAACTCGCCGTTGCTCAACCTCGCCAAAATCGAATCACTCGTTCCTGTTCCGGGACCAGTCACCAATCCGCCAGCGGCAAAGGCACTTAAACTCATTGTTTCCATGTCAGCAGCCGCGATCAGCCCAGGGGCCGCTATTGCCGCAGCACCAAATGTGGCCGTGGTAGCCAAGGTCGCCGGAGTTGCCCAAATCAAAGACTGCATGGCCGCCATTGGAGCCGTTGCCGCGATGGCGGAAGCCATTATGGCTCTCCCGCCGATAGCCATCAGTGCCTGCGTAAGCAGCCAGCGAACGCCCATTTGAACGATGGCTGAAATGATCTCGTTGACGATTGAATTGTAAATGTCCCGGAGCGCCTGGCCCCATGTTTTGGTGCCTTCGATAAGTCCAGTAATTCCGCTGCTGATGCTGGAAACAGCCGCGTCAAAAACATTTTTGAATGTGTTCGCTAGCGTGGTCATGGTGATCTGCGCCTGCGATTTTAAACTGGCAAAGGTCGCCGCCCAGGGATGTTGCGCCTCGGAAATCTTGTTTTCCAATTGGGACTCTTTGACCTTCAGATCGTAATATTGCTTTTCAGCTTCAAGCCGCGCCGCTGTGTCAGTTTTTGGATCGGAGCCGATTTTTTGCAGGTCGTCCATCCGCGCCGAATTCTCCTGGCTCTGTTGCTGCCAAAGTGGAATGGACTGCTCTTGCTTTTGATTGGCGGTCAGAAAAGGACTGCCCTGAATTTGTGCCAGTTGTGCCGCCGTCTCCGCCCGTGAAATTTCCTGTTCGAGCTGGGCGGTGTGCTCCAGCTCCTTGGTGATTTCCTTGTAGCCGGCCAGATGTTCCTTCGTCGCATCGGAGACCTTCTTGTCGAAATCATCCTGGGTGATCCATTCACGGTCGAGTTCGTCCTTGGCGTTGGAATATTTTGCCGCATAGACCTGGTCCCAATAGCCCTTGGTTTTTTCGGATGTCGCGTTGGCGTAATCCTCCAGCGCGTTGTTCATCTCCTTGTCCTGCGTCTCGACCAGTTTTCGTTTTTCCGTCTCGGCCTGGGCCACGGCCTCCGTTTGTTTGCGGGCCAGCTCTTCCTGACGTTTTTGCGCCTCCGCGTCGGCCTTCTGCTGCGCGGCATCCAGCGCCTTGATCTCGGCCAGCCGATTTTCGGCCAAAGCGGTCTGTGCGGCCTGCGACTGTTTGTCGGTCAAAGCCGTGCCGGCAATGGCAATCTGCTTCTGCATCTCGTCCCGTTGCAGCGCGAATTTTTCCCGGATGCCAGCCTTCACATTTTCCAGTCCGTCCAGCTCTTCGTCATTTGCTTTTTTTACAAGGTCGGATAGCTTGGCCACCGCCTGCACCTGCGCATCATCCAGCCCGCCCTGTCCGCCAAGCTGTTTCTCCGTCCACGCCTGCACCTCGGACGGAGTCGCCTGTGGTAAATCTTTTGTAACTTGGTGACTGCCGCTCTTCATCGGAACACTTAAACCGCCTCCACCGTAAGATCCGCTGTAATCGTCAACGGAATAACTTTCAGTCGGGGTGGCAGTCAATTGCCCATCGGATTGGCGGTAGAGCTTCCTTTTTCCGTTAAGGCCGGCGGTGTATTCCGCCGCCGCGTCCGGACCGAGCCGGCCGGCTTTCTGGAGGTTGTTTATCCGTTCCAGGATCGCGGGAATTTTCGCGAGCGATTCCTCAAGCTTTTTGCTCTCCTCGGCTGCCTTGGCTTCCGCGCCAGAATATTCGCTCCAGGCAAACATTCCGCCGGCCACAACGGCCGCCACGGCGGCCAGCGGCAAAGCCACGGTGGCCAGGGACGCGCCCGTGAGCAACGCCACGCTTCGCATTCCGCGCAGTGCTTCCGTAACGCCCATCACGCCCATGGAGAGCGCGGGGAACCGGGTGCCCCCCAGCAGCAAGACGCCGGTTTCCAGCGTGCGAAAACCTTCATGCGTGGCCATCGCCGTCTCGCGCAGCGTCTTTAGCTCGCCATGCGCACCAGTCGCGCCAGCCGCCAGGCCTTTCAGACCGTTGCCGGTGCCGTTCACGAACGCTTCCAGCTTCGCGGCGGCCTCGGCCGTCTCGGCGGTCACGACAATTTTAATCGGGTCAGGCATATATTATTGGCGCAAGGTGCGGCGCAATTCCCCCTGCAGGCTGTCCCAGGACTTGGTGTCGCCCTGGCAGGCCACCATCATGTGCAACGTTTCCAGCGCCCGGATTTTCCGGTGCGCCAGGGCGTCGGCGTTGAGTTGTTCCAGGGAAAGTTGCATGGCTTGCCGCCGGGTCAGCCCAGCTTCGGCGGCGAGGAGGGCAAGGGCGTCGCCGAAATCCTGGCGGCCAGCGTCGGATTGGCCAGCACCTGGGACGCCATCTCGCGGATCATGGTCTGTTCGGCCTGCGAGTTTTTGCGCCGCCGGGCAAACGTAAAAAAACCGTGCTCATTCACCTCCCAGACGGCGGCCTGCAACACTTCGTAGGATTCCGGGGAGAGGGATTTGATGGTGGCCTCATTGACGCCGGCGGCCAGCGCCACCAGGCCAAATTCGTTCTCTGTGTTCACACAGCGCAGGGCGCGATCGTAGTCCGCCAGGCGGATCTGGCTAACCTTGAGTTCCAGCGGTTGCCCGTCGTCTTTGACGAGCGCCAGGGTTTTGGGGAAAAGTGTGTGTGTCATATTTTGCATTTAATAATAATTTGTGGTGATGATCTGTACGCGGGCGACGGTTGTGGTCAGGTAGAGTTGCTGGCCGGCTAAAGAGTTGGAATTGTAGATGGCATTGAACTGGTTCTGGTCCGTCCAGGGGACCATGGCAAAATAATTTCCCACCGTGTTCGATATGCCCGAAAAGGGGATGTCAAAGTTGATGGAATTGCCGTAAATGCCCGGTCCGGGGCCATAACCGAGATTCATCCAACCGGCCTTCCATTCGTTGGTCGTCAAGTTGAGCGTGAAGGTGTTGGTGGGGATTTCTGGTCCGGTGTTCCCACCAACAACTTGTACTAAATTTGAATTTTCAAACACGCCTTGGTAAAAATTAAAACCTTGGGGCGCGGTCAATGTGAGCGTCCAGCCGGCATTGGTGACAATTCCAAAATAGTTAGTGATCAGGATTTGTCTGATATTCGGCGCATTCGTCGTCAGAACCATCTGGCCGGAAAGGTTCGTCCCTGAATAATTCGTGGTCATGGTCATCTGGCCGGCCAGGTTTGTCCGCGAATAATTCGTGGTCGGGGTCAGTGCCCCGGACAAATTGGTCCGTGAATAATTCGTGGTCGAAATCACCAGGCTGGAAAGATTCGTGCGCGAATAATTCGTAGTCGGGGTCAGCGCCCCGGACAAATTGGTCCGCGAATAATTCGTGGTCGAAACCACCAGGCTGGAAAGATTCGTGCGTGAATAATTCGTGGTCGAAATCACCAGGCTGGAAAGATTCGTGCGCGAATAATTCGTGGTCAATGGCGCGGGGCCGACCACATTAGCCGGCGCGTTGGTGGTGAGGTCGGCGCGGGCTGGCCCGACCGTCCACAGCAGCACGAACAGCATGAGCAGCAGCGAAAAAAGACGTGTGATTTGTTTCATGGTAAAATGGACGGGCAGTTGCCACGGGGGGCAACTGCCCGCGCCGGTCAGTGTTTGTTTTTTTCGGCCGGGACCGCCGGGGCCGGGGGGTTGCTTTCGGCCGGGGCGGACTGGGGGACGACGCGGTTGCGCGGCACCGCCGTCGTCGGTTTGAATTTTTCGTGGTCCACCGCGCTGGATTTTTTTTCTTTGGTCATGGCTTTGGGGGTTGACCGTTTAAGTGTTGGCCAGCAGGCCGACGGCCAGCGTGCTGTACAGCACGTTGAATTCAAAATTCGGCGTCATGATGGCTCCCTCCTTGCTGCCCCATCCGCCGGTGATGCGGATTAGGCCGTACACGTCCAGGTTGGCGACAAAGACGTCGTTCTGGTCATACAGTTCGGTGTGCAGCCATCCGCGCCGCGGGGCGGCCGCAGCCGGATTGAACACACCGCCCGCCGACGTCAGCTTCTGGCTCGTGCGGTAGAAGATTTCAAAGGCCAGCGCCTGAATTTCCTGCGTGGTAAATTTTTTGGTGAACTCCACGCCTTTTTCGATGGTGTTGTAATGCACCAGGTGGCCGGGAGCAGGTTTGTAAACCTTCGTGTCGCCGATGCTCTTCACATCGTCCGACCAGTCGGCGATGGCACCCAGGTCTTGGTAGAGCGGATCGGTGGGATCCGGTTTATTGGTGCGTGACGCGGCGGCGGCGGTGGAACCAGTGCCGGCGGCCGGGATGGTGATGAGATCGCCCTCGCGGAAAAAGAAGGCGTGGTGACCGAGCGAATAAGAACCGAGTACGAGCATATTTTTTTATTTGGTTGTTGGTTGTTTTCACCGGCGACGGCCGGCAAAGTTTGGGGAAAATGTTAAAGTGTGGGACCGTTACCCAGCTCCGATTCCAGCCAGCCGCCCTTGCATTCCAGTTCAATGGCGACGGCGGCGCGGCCGGGCAGGTTCTGTTTGTCTGCCTTGTTTTTCACGATCAGCACGGACTCGTTGACCGGGTAACTGACCACGCCCGCCGGGTTGGGCAGCAACTGGCCGCTCACGGCCGGCACAGCCATGGCCGCGAGGGCAAAGGCCCCCAGATTATTGTCGTCACCATAGAGGGCGGCCGTGCGGTTGCCGAGCACGCGATCGGAAACGAGGATGTCCACCGGCAGCGACCGGCGGGTCAGCAATTTGCGCTGGCTGCTTTCCGTTTCCCAATGGGCATCCAGCGGCACGATCAGCGCCAGGCGCTGTTCGCTAATGAGCAGCAGTTGGAACGCCTCCAGGAGATTCTCGCTGTCGAACAGTTCCACGCGCTGGAAGAGCACGCCGCTTTTGTCCGGCATCTGCAGCGCCGTCAGTTGCGTTTTCAGCGCGGTGGCAATGGCCGTGACGCTGGCGAAATGGGCGGTGGCGGGGGTCATAATCATTCGCAGTGACTGGTCCGTCCGGGCAGACGGTGGCCACCGCCCCAGCGGCCGGCAATGGAAGCCTGGTTGGGATCCGCCACCTTGGGCAGATTGGGACGTTTGCCCTGGGCGATGTCCGTCAGTTCATTCCAGGCCGCATCGTAATTCTTCTCCACGTCCGGCGGGATCGGCCCCACCTGGCCATAGGCGCGGAACAAGGCGATGGCCCGGCCGAAATTGGTTTGGCTGGTGGCATCAATGACATACCCGGCCGTCAGGCGGGCCACATCCGCAGCCGCGCCATTGCAGATCCCCTGCAGCGCGGCATTCGCGCCCCCCGTGTCGCCGAGGGCCGTGGCCATCTGCGACAACTTGTCGGCGGGAAGATTCAGGTCTGAAACGGAGAGTGACATGGTCGGTGGATTTGGCGCGGCGGCGTGATGGGCGCCGCCGCGCCGGGGGAACTATTTCGCCTCCTTTGCGGCTTTTTCCGGCTTCGCGGAATCTTCCTCCGAAGTTTCCACGGCCTGCTTGGTTTCGATAAGGATGAGCGCATCCTCCTCAGTGACTTTTTCAACGGAATCCTTTTTCAGGATCCGTCCTTTCCAGGCCACGTTGGCGAGGAGCTTGATTGCGATGAGTTTGGTTTTAGCCATGATTTTTTTTGATTTGAGGTTCGCTTGCTGCCGTTATTGGACGCTCTGCGAATACTGGAGCGACCCGAAAATGTTGTTGGATGCCGTCGTGCCAGTCGAGGTCGCCTGAATTTTCCGAATGTTATTGAGCACCGCCGGCGGCAGATTGGTCCAGAACGTGTTGGTGCTCACGCCCGCGCCGGCCAGAGAGACCGTCCAGACAATCGGATATTGCCCGGTGCCCTTGGTCCACGTCGTCCCATCGCCCGTCGTGTCGAATTTCACGGTGTAATTCGTTGTGGTACTGGCGATGGAATTGGTCTGCCAGACCGTCAGGAAGAGGCCCAGCCCCTGATTCTGACGGATCGTTTTGGCCAGTGTGTTGGTGCCGCCGGCCGTGAAGGTCTGCGTCTGGCCGCTGGTGAGGGTGAAGGCGGCCGCATTCGTGTCAGGAGTGACAAAGTTCGGCTGGCCGGTTTGATACTGTTGCGCTGCCGCCGGCAGCATGAACAACGACAACAGTCCGATGATGGCAACAACCACGAGCAGTTGCGTCAACGTGAATTTGAAGGATTTGGTTTTAGAGAATCGCATAGGTTATTTTTATTTTGTGGGTGAATATGCGGCGGAGCCGGTCCGGCTCCGCCGCAGTAGGTTTAGCCGAGGCAGCCCTGCAGCACATAGCCGCAACCGGGAGCCACGATTTTTTCTGCGACGTAATGTTCGCCGCGATGGACATCGCTCTTCACCGTCTCGTCACGGTAGGTGAAGATGGACTGTCCGGCCGGTCCGCCGCCGGTGCCGGTCGCCGGGGCGGCGCCGCTGTCCAGCGTGGTGATCTCGCTGGCAAATGCCGTCCAGTAGAACGTGCGCAGGAAGCACGGCACCTCCAGGTCGGCCGCCTCCACGTCCACGGTGAACGAGGCCTGATTACCCCAGATGTCCGAGGCCGTGTAGGTCTGGCCCTCGTCATTGGTTGCTTGCACGTTATAGGCCACCACCACCCGGCGCACGCCAAAGTAGGCGGCGAGTTTTTCCTCGTTCAAAATGCCGGGACTTACGTACTTGAACAGATCCACCAGCTTGGGATGCGTCTGCAGGACGAGAAACGTTGGTTCGTTGATCGTCATGGTAATGCTGCCCTTGCGCGTGCCGGACTGCTGACGGATGGCCGTGCAGGCCGCGTCCACGTCGCCTTTGGGATTGCTGGACGGATCATTCCACGGCACGGCAATGTTCGCGGTCTGCGCGGTCTGCACCAGGGCCACCACGCGCAAATCACGGTTGATGCGGATGGTGTCCACAATGCGCGAGACTTTCACCCGGTCGAGGTCGAAGTAATTCAAATATTTCTTGCGCTCTTCATCGGGGGCCGGGGCTTCCAGACCGTAGTTTTCGCAAGCATAACTGTCGCTGCTGACTTTCGTCTGGATGCGCTGGTACGGGGAACCCGGAGCGCGCGGTTTGAGGTTCGGCACGTTGGCAATATCCGCGGCGGCGAACTTGTAATAGGTCCCGCTTTGCAGCGGAGCCGGGAAGCGCGGACAAATGATGTCCGCGATGAACCCCTTCGGATCGCGCATGAACTGATTGGCGACGACCGTGAGGATCGGGTTGAGTGTTGCGGTTGTTTCCATATTTTATTTGATCGGTGTTTTAGTTTCGGTTTGTTTAGGGCATCACGGTGTCGAATTGCGTGAACGAGACGATGCTGTTGGCGGCGGCGGCCGTGGACATGAGCAGCCCGCAGACCTTGTCGCCACTGACGGCGGGCACCAGACCGGCGGCGGTCATCTTGACGTAGATCGGGCCGTTGGCGACGTTCATCGCCTGGGCCGCGACGGCTTTTCGGATCGGGCCGCGCGTGTGCACCAGCCACGCGCCGGAACCTTCCAGCCGCTCGAACAGCACGCCGACGTAAATGCCGGCGTTCAGGAGCTGGATGGTCGTTGCGCTTTGGCCGATGGCGACGATTTCAACGGGGAATCCTTCCTTGCCAATCAGGTTGGCCGGTACGGCCGCTTGAAAAGAGTCCTTGGGGAACTCGGTGATAGTGGAGAGCATATTGTTTTATCCTTGGTTTTGGTTTCAGTGGGTTAGCGGGCAGCCGTCAAGTCTTTGCGGTTGCTGCTGCGTTCGGCCAGGATGTCGGCATAAGCCGCATTGCCTTCCGGGGTGTGCAGCCAGGCTTCCAACGCCTGCGCATCGGTGGCCAGGGCTTTGTTTTGTTCGCGGAGTTTCCGTGCGCCGGCGATGGCCCGGTTTTCCGGCTCGCTGAATTCGGTGACGGTGCCGGTGCTGGTGCCTCCGTTGCCGGCGCCCACAATGACGCGGCCGAGGTTTTTGCCGGGGAGCTTCTTCAGCGCCGCTTCCGCATCCGAGGCGTTGGCGAGGTATTGCTCCTCGTAATAATCCGTGAGGAGCTTGCCGCTCGGCAGCTTTTCCTCCGGCGCGATCGCGCCGCGGTCAATATGCGTCTTGACGGCAGCCTTGGCCTGCGCTTTGCGGGTTTCCAGCGCGGCGGTTTCCATGCCGGTGATTTTTTGCGTGAACGGTTCCATCGCCTTGGCAATGGCCTTGGTCAACGCCGGTTCATCGGTTTGAGCGCTCTTGCCCTGGGCGGTTTCGAGCGCGGCGATTTTGGTCTCAATCGGTTTGAGACCGGCAGCAATGCCATTCGTGATGGCATCCTGAATTTCTGTTTCAGTCATGTTTGTTTCTGGTTGTTGGTTTGCCGCGCCGGCTTTGACCGACGCGATTGTTTTGAATGCGGCCCGGTTCACCAGGCCGCCCAAATTGACTCCGATGGCCATCGGCTCATCGTGATCGTCGAAATACCACTCGGGCGAAAAGCGCGTGAACTCCGGCGCCTCGCCGGACACCGCCGCTTTTCCCTTGGCCGTCCATTTTCCCTTCAGCCGGATGCCGCCGGTCTTGGGATCATCGCCGCCCCAGTAAAACTGGGTGGGCCGGCCACTGGCACCGCTGTCGTCGTGGTTGAAATCAATGAAGGGCAGATCCCCCTTGCCATCGGCCGCCAGGGCGCGCAGGCGCTGCAGCATGGTGTCGAATGCCTGGGCTTGCTGTTCGTTCACCGAGAATTTCAGCTCACGCGGCGCGGCGGAAACAAAGGCCACCGGCGCCTGCCGGCCCGGCGGCATCCATTGGATGTCGAACTCGTCACCACTGGTGCCCGGCGGTAGCTGCACCGGCTCGCCTTGGGCGAACCGGCCGCGCGCACAGTGACTGTCATCGAGCGCTTCCATCGCCTGGGCGCTGGTCAGCGGAATATCAGAGCCGCACACCGGGCAGGCCGCCTTGCCCAGGGCGAACGCCTCCATGGTGGGGTTGAAGCCGCGGGAACATTTCGGACAATTTATTTTTTTGCTCATGATTCAGTGTCGGGATTTTCTTTGGCGATCTGCCGGTCAAGGATTCGCTGGCTGCGCGCCAGGATGGCTTGCTCCAGCGCCGTCTTATCCGGCAGCGCATCCGGGTCCGCGGATTGTGTGACCGATTTGGTGAGGAGATATTCCACCGTGAATCCACGGCCGTCGGGATCCTTTACCGCCAGCAGCGCGTTTTGAAATGCGCCTTTGCCGCTGCGGATCAAAAAGAGCTTCAACCCGGTCTCACGTTCAAAAGTGGACGTCGTCCGGCCGTAGGCTTTTTCCTCCACCGGAATGGTGAGCGCCCCGGCCGCTTTGGCGGTGATCGTGCCACCAAAGAGTTTTTGGGCGAAACGCGGATCCGAAATGCTGACACTGATCGTGGTGGGCGATTCCTGCACGGGCGCTTGCACGCTCCACGCCGTGCGCAGCCAGAAATGACTCCGACGTTCGCTGAGTCGGTTCGGCTCGCTCCGGTCCTTTTCCCGGAAATGCCGCTTAAGCTGGGCGCCCACCGTTCGGCCGGCGCCGAGCAAAATGGCGCGCGGATTTTTAGTGGCGGAAATTATCCGGCCGAACTCCACCTGGAACTTGGTGTCATCAAACGTGAGCGTCATCGGGCACCTCCCGATTTGGTGGCTGTCCTCACGTGTCTTTCCATCGCGCCACGAACCGCGCCATTGACCACCGCCGCGCCCAGCGTGCCTTCAATGACTCGCTCCAGGGCTTTGTGGTCCATCCTGCCGAATACGTCCGGCAGCTTCGCCTGGGCTTTCATGACAGCGGATATGAAATCTGCGTCGTTCACCGAACCGTCTTTGGCCTTGGCCACCAGCTCCTCAAAAATGGGACGGACGGCGCCCAACCAGCGCGGCGCGATGCCGGTGGCATCCGCCAGGGCATTATCCACCAGGCGCGAATCATCCGGCGGAACATCCTGCCCACGCGCGCGGGCCAGGTGCGTCATTTCAGCCCGGCCGCGCCCTTGCGCATTATCCAGGGCATCCGCCGCGCCGGCATTGTCATTGCCGCCGAACGGCAAAGTGTTGGGCTTGGCCGCGGGCGTTGCTGATAGCGTTTCGTCATCCTCATCCGGGACAATCAAATCATTGTCCTCGTAGTATTGCTGCTTGCTCACCTTGACGCCGGGCGTGTTAAGAATCACCTGATAGCGGTCTGCCACCGCCTTGGCGTCTTTGCCCGACTTGTCCGCCGGTAGCAGGTAGGGGCACTCCGAATCATCGCCAAAGTTCACCCGGCAAAGCGCCGGCAGCATTTGGACATTGATGATTTTCGCAGTGCGCCGTGCGCAACCCATGATCTTTTCCTTGCGCACATCGCCCTGCAGGTCGGCGGCATGACCGCTGCCCACACCGCCACCCTCCCGGATCTGGGTGGAACTGGTCTGGCCCAGGATGAGGACGTCGCAGATCGTGTCGGCAGCGTCAATCAGCACCTTGTGCGGGACATTGCGGGCATCGGTCGCCGCTGTCTTCAAATCAAGATTGGTGCCTTGCGGGAAAGCGCCATAGGCCAGTTGCCCCATCTGCGCGAGCATGTCCATAATCCCGTCAATGGTTTGCTGCTGAATCCCTGGAGCATAGGTGGCCCAGCGGATCGGCATGCCAAAGAGCTGCGCGAAATTCAGGAACCAGTCCCAGGTGAACGTCTGCGCCGCCCACCAGAATCCCAAAATGCTCAGCAGCGAGCCGCCGAGGGGATGCCCCGACTTCTGCTTAAAAATCGAAACAATGAACTGGTCGCGTGGAATCTCCCCCCAGATGCCGTTCGTCGCGGCGATATTGGCCGCCGGATCGTTCTGCAAAATCTCGCGCACATTCAGCATCATGTGATCGCCGCCATTGCCCAGGCCATCGGACGGATAACCGTAATAGCGCGGGTGAACCCATTGCGTCGCACGTGGGCACCAAAGCGCCTGCATCTGGACCGTCTTGGCCTGCGTGCTTACATTGACCGCCCGCTGTTCGTAATCCACCTGCACCAGGGAAATGCCCTTGCCGACGGCATCCATCACATCGCGCAGGGTGTCCTCGAAATCATTCTCATCGGCGGCCAGATTCGGCCGTATGGTCCAGATCATCTGCTCAATGATGCGTTTGCGGCGCTGGGCCTCCGGCGTCGGCTTGTCCCCCTTCAGGGCGAAGGGCTGCAGGTTCCAACCCAGATTGGCCACGGCGGTTTTCAGCTCGTTCAGATTCTTGGACAAACGCGGCCAGGTGCGCTCCATCAGGTCGAACATCAGCCAGAGGGACATCAGGTTGCCCGACATGGCGCCCCGGATCGTATTTTCGATCATCGTGGGCGTGTACATCGAAAGCTGCCCCGTCATCCAGCGATCGCGCACGGACGAATGGATGATGGGCAGCAGCTTGTTGGTCGGCGAACCGGTCGGCTTGCTGGTCGCCGGCAAAATGGCCGGGGCTTTGACCGGAGGCTTGCTGGCGGGATCAACGATGGATGTGCCGGCGATGAAATTTGTACTCATAACGCTGACTCAAAAAGGGTTGATGCGGCCAGCGCCACTTCTGGCTGGAGTTTGGAACCGATGGAATATTGCCAACCCCCGCTGCAATGCCTGCAATGCAACGGAGACGAAGAAAAAAGAGCCGGATGTCCGTTCTTACCAAACGCGACATCCGGCTTGCTAAAACGAATTTTAGACGCTTTTACCGATTTTGTTCCCGTTGAGCCAGCCAAACCCTTTTGGCAAAACGAAACGAACAATTGAGAATATCCATCAACTGCAAACATTCCCCGATGTTGACGGCCAAGGTTGGCTGCGGAGTCACACGAGGCGTTTTGTAATAGGGATGCTTGGCAGGTTTTTGAATTTTTTCGCCAAGCACCCTCGTGCTCAGGGGTGATCGAGTCATTTTGGTCATTTCCATAGCTTAGTTCCCACCAAAACCATTCCGGAGCGTGACCACATGCCTCATTTGAAAAGCCCAAATCTCCAATAACTCCGCAGATTTGGCAATTTGGTTCGTAGTCATATGCCTGATCTCTTCCCGGACTCCTGGATCCAATCCTAAATAATCCACCCGCAGAGTTCTCGGTGCGATACCGGGCTTTAGTTTCATCCGATCCATTACTGTTTTTTTCATGTTCAATAAACAAGAAGCCCGCCATCGGAAGGGTGGAACCTTGTTGAGCCACAGCATCACCTGTGTTCTCTATCCAATGACGGGCCTCAGTGTTTTGTTTAACGGCTTCCAGTTGATGACCGGAATTAAACAGTGCCGATTCGCGTTCCACCGCGAACGCAATGAATAGAGCAAGAATAGCAGAGTGGGTCAACACCCTTTTAAAAGTCGTTTTGGCGTGTTCAGTCATACAAGGATTCGTGGACGAAAGATTCCCAGCCGGCCGGTGGCCGGTGCGCCGATGCGGATTTGTTTCAGCGTCTCGGCTGTGAGGGCGCCAGTTGAAAAATCCAGCGCATGGAGGGCCAGCTTCCCGCCGTCGAAGGTGTCGCCGTGTTTGCCATCGGCTTGCGGCTCGCAGACGTATGTGCCGGCCGATTTCACCACCAGGCGATGATCTTCCTTCAGGTAGTCATCCGACGGCAGCGTCATCCGGTTGTCATTGATCGCTGCGGAATAGAGATCACCCAGAAAGGTCTTAAAGTTAGGCACACGGGCATAACCCACCGGGGCGGGGTCAACCGTGTTGCTGGCATTCACCAGGTCAAAGGGGATCATGCTCCCCAGCTCCTGCGCCGTCTCACGGGCGAAATACTGCTCATTGGTCGCATCAATGCAGAACCGCTGCGCGCCGCCTGCAGGACTGAGTTGGACGGCCTGGATAATCCGCGCCAGGCGTTCCCGTGCGACTTTCGGTTCGCGCTCTTTCCAAATGATCACCGCCACCTCGACATATTCCATGCCGCGTTTTTGCATCACGGTCACGCAGGTCGGATTGCTGGTGTCGTTGGTCGTGGTGGCCACGTCGCAGCCGATACCGGTTTTATCCTTCGTGCAATTCTGTACGATCCACCGCAGGGCCACCTGAAACTCCAGCTCGTTTTCAACAAAGAAAAATCCGCACTGACCGATACCACGGCGCTGTGCAGTTGTGAGCGCAAATAAATCAATCGCCGCTGCGCCGCCGAACTTGTGAATTAGCCGGTAGCTCTCGTCCAGGCCAAGCCGGTTGGCCGGGTCAGCGCAAAATTGATCGTAGGTCAACGGCTTGCCTTCACGTGTGTCGTAAAGAACGTGCCCGGCCGCGTAGGCGTCGCACAACGCAACACGATGAATCAGAATCCCGTTCTGCCCGCGATAGAAATGGCCATTGGCGTCCGGTGGGAATTCCATGCCGGGTTCCGGCAGAGTCATTTCAAAAAACGGATGCCGGTCATCCCTGGGCAGGTTCGACGCGTAAATCAGCTTGAACGTCCGGTCGGTATCCATGATCGGCTTGACGGCAATCTGCAGGTCGCGTTCGAGATTCGGATGCGTGAACCCGGCCTCGTCGCGGACCACCGTGCCCGTCCAGCCGCGGGCCGTCGCCGGATTCGGGGCGATCACGCGCAGCCGCGAATAATCCGTGCGGTTGTGGTACAGCCGCATTTCCAACCGGGATGAGCGATACAGGTCCGTGAAATCCTCCGTGCTCAAATTTGTGTAGAGTTTGCCCGTGTCGGAATTGGCGCACTTCAACGGCATGGCGTTGGCCTGCGAAGATTCGTTCATCGTCATCTGCAGCGCGGCCGCCTCGCGGGTGACCAGGGACGCCTGCTCGGCCGAACTCAATGTCTTGCTCACCAGTTCCGAGCCGGTCAGCAGCGACGCGCTGGCGGCAATGACATTGCGGCCCGACTCGCGGGACATCTCATCAAACGCGATGTCGCCCAGTGTGGTGGACTTCCGGCACTGCCGCGCCCAGAACAGCACCATGCAGCGGACCTTGCGGACCGCGACCAGCGCGACTTTTTGGTAAAGCCGGCGAGTCCAATGTTTGGTGGCGTTCATTTATTCGGGCAATTTCACCGCACCGGATTTTTCCAATTCGTCCACGTCGGCGAAGTGATGCTTGCGCAGCATTCGGATTTTTTCCTCGTTGGGGATGTTCAACTCCACGATGCGGTTGGTCTCCTTGTCGTGGACCGCCTTCAAAATTTTCTCGCAGGTCTGATACTCGAATTCCTCGCGAGCCAGCTTGAGCGCCTCGCTCTTCGTGTGCGCATCCTTGATGCGCTTCCACGTGAGCGAATCTTTCTCCTGGATGGCCAGCGCGGAAAAGAAGAGCTGGCCGGCCACGTCGAGTTCCTGTTGCGACAGCGCGGGATTGCTGCTCTTCAAATCCTCCAGCACCTGGGCCACGGTGGATTCATTCCGGGCCAACTGTTGCCGCAGCGAATACCAGGACAAGAAACCCGACAGCGCGCCGATCGAAGTCTGCACGCTGTCTGCGCGCAGCCATTTCAGCGTCTCGTCGAGCGAATGGTCGCGCGCGTAGAACGCAATGGACGCCTGCCGCTCTTCCGGCAGCGTCTTCAATTTTGCGTCTGAACGGGGCTTGCTCATTTATTCGCCAGTGATATTCGCCAGAAAATCCCGGCCATCGGCCGTGATGCGCCAGGCGCGGTTTTCCGGACTGATTTTTTTGTCCACCGGTGCGATGAAATTCTTATCCGCCAGGTAGTCGAGTTCGGCGGCGACCGTCTCGGCGTCGAGCTGGCTGCGCCCCTCGCTGCGGGCCATCTGCCGCAACAATGCAGCCGACAGACCAAATCGAGTCTGGTTCGCTTCCAGAAAGCCCAGCAGACTCAAACGAAGTTGTTCGCGTTGTTCGGATGAAAGTTTCATTAGCGAAGATTTCCCGTGTTGCGAAGCAAGGTCACAATTTGCATGGGCAGGTCGCGCAGCGTGGCATCCATCTCCTTGCGCCCTTCCGTGATCCGCTTGTGCAAAATGCCTTCCTGTTTTTTGCGTTCATATTCTTCCTCTTTCAGTTCGGCCTTGGTGGCCAACTTCTCGACCATTTCAACCGGCATCGGGTTGGGCGTGACTTTGACTTCGGTTTTTCTCGAGACGGCAACGATTGAAATGATGAGCGCCCCGATGATTCCGAGGGCGGACGAGATATTGGAAATCAGATTCCAGTCGGCGGTGGCGAGCATCATTTGGTATTGGGGGTTGTGTTGGCTGTCGGCCGGGTGCCCTCACCCGGCGTTTTAAAATCGTTCACGGCGGCCGGATTCCAAACCAGCTTGGCCAAAATCATTCCGATGCCGCCGTGTTGAATCACAAACTCGGCCGCGTTGAATAGCCAGGCATTGAGGTTGCGAATCTCGCGCCCCAGCCAGGCCGCACCAATCGCAATGGCCGGCAGCCATGGCGTGAGCTGGGCCTTGGCCTCTGCGGCCACGGCGGCAACCTGTTGGACTTGGTTGGTGTCAAGCATGGGAAAATTTCTTTCCGTCCTGATACCAGGCCAGCCAGCCGAAAACTGTCACGTTGAAATAAATCAGCAGCGATTTGGCCAGGCCGCAGCCATTGGCCAGCATGGCCGTGAACAAAATCCAGTCCCAATAAAACTTCATCGTCCATGGTTCGCCGCCGAACACACGTCGGTAGCCGTGGTCATGAATTGTCGCCGGCGCGTCGAGCTGGTCATCACCGTTCAGATCGTCCGCCAGCCAGGCGATGAGAAATCCAAGCCCGAAAATCACGATTGAAAATTCCGCGCGCCACAGCGATGGGAAAAAACTATTGAGCAAAAACGCCAGCGCCATCACGATCGCACCGAGCCGGGACAGCGACGGGATGGAAGCGAAGTCCGTTACGAATCCTTTATCAACACGATGATAAAAGCCGGTCGGATCGCGGAACAACAAAGAATCGTCGAGCCGCCAATTTTTGCCATCCGGTAGCGGCGTGACTTCCAGCGAACTCAAAAATTTTGCAGGGCCGGTATTCATGTCAGGGCATGGGCAACGGTTCCGTGGTAAGCCGCGCCGGCTTTATCGGCTGCGGCGCCGCCGTGGTCAGCCGCGCCTGGGCGTGGGCACGCTGCAGGGCGATGTTGACACGGCCGATGTCCAGCGACCGGGCTTCGCCAGTGATCTTGATCACCTCGCCCCGCCGGCCTTTCCAGTGCATCGGTTTTTTCATGGTTAAAACGTGTCGGATTTCACTGACAGAACTTTGACTGCCTTCTGTTCGGGAATTTTGGCCGTCCGGCGCGGCACCTGGCTTTTTGGTTTGGTTATATAAAAAACGTGCTGGCTGCCGACGTATCGGCTGGGGACAATCGCCGGCCAGTGCGGCGAATCTTTAAGTCGCTATTTCGTCACCGCGTTGGTCAGGGCACTCGCCGCGCTGGCCGCCGTGCTGGCGGTGGCTCCGACCGCCCCGGAACCGGTCGCTGCCGAGGCAGCCGCGCCGACCACATTGCCAACCGCCGTGCCCGCCGCGCCGATGGCCGCCACGTCGTTGCTGGTGACCGTGGAACTGATCATGCCAATACTCACCATGCGGCTGCCGCCTAACGCCGTCTGGTTTGTATGCGTAAACATGAGTTCCTGCGCCGACGGATCGGTGAATAGGAACGTTCCGCCGCCAGCACTGCGGTCCCACCAGGTTTCCTCAAACGCGGT